GGATTTATTCCGAAGAACACAGGCGGAAGTTTGACATCAAGAATGATATTTTCAAAGTAGAAAAGAATCCAACCGATGACGGCAAACTGGTTCTGACCATAAACAGGCGGCCGATTGGTGAATGGTTCAAAGAACAGTTTGGCAAGTTAGGGCATAGCTTCCGGAAAGCACCTAATGAACCGAGAAAAGGAGGTGGATTTAGATTATAAACATTAATTCACTCGTATCGAACAGAAGGAGTAATCAAAAAATGTTGGTTGCTCCTTTTTTATTTCTATTTTTGTGCCGCCTAAGTAAATAAAGAATCACAGACAGGCATTTCCCAAATGAATAAAATCTACGATTTGTATGTCAAAAGAAGAAAAACTGAATATTAAAGAACAAAATGACACAGCGATGGGCATTAAAAAAGTAAAAGTAAGAATCATGTGCAATGATTTCTTACGGACAATTATTAAGTATGAATGTCGAGGCTTTGCAATTTTACTCTTATTACTATTTGTGAGTCTTAACGTTTCGGGGCAAGCTGTCTTGCTTGACAAAACGACCGGTCAACGTATATCATACGCACAGATTCTAAATAGCAAAGGGGCAGTCATAGGTACGACGGATATAGATGGTAAATTACCTCAAGACTTAAACGGTGAAGTTGTTACTATTCAACATATTGCCTATAAGCCTAAAAGTGTTAAATCATCTCTATTTAAGGAGGATATCCCTATTTATCTAAACCCCATTGAGTATCAGTTGAACGCAGTAACAGTTACGGCGAAGAATAGAGAATATATTCATCTCAAGACTTACTTCAGAAGTTATCAATTGAATGATTCCTGTATGAAATATTTCAGGGATGGATATTTGGATTTCTTTATTGACACAAAACATAAAGATGCGGAAAGATTTGCAATCAAGATTCGTAACTTCCAAAACGATTCATTGATAGATATGGACAAGGAAAGAGCAAATACTCTTGTAGATAAATACATTTACACACCCAGTTTGGATGGTCTCACTCTAATGGAAACGTTGAAAAAAGAAGGTTGGAAATTTACTACTGATAGCATAGATAGCCGACTTCGATTAAATGAAGTGGTTGGAGGCGTAATAAGGATAGATACAATACAAAGAGTTTTACGAGTGGAATACGATGTACTTGCAACTAAAAAAAAGACTCCCAAAACACTTTTCGGTTACACTACTTGTCTCGAAAACTATTACCAGACAGAGAATTATATCTATAACTCGGAATATCAGTCTTATATGGATTTGATAAACAGAAAGAACTATAGAAAGTTGTTCTTTAGTCACAAAAAAGACATTAAAGAACAGATGATTGAAATCATTGATGAACTGTATGTGTTGGAACATGAGTATATTACAAAAGACGAAATGAAACTGTACAAAAAAACTTTGAAGTCAAAATTAGCCTCCCAAGTTAAGTGGAATATAGATAGCACAATAGTAACCCCATTAGCACCACAATTAGAGCAAGTATTAATAAATGACCTGTCGCAAGTTGAATAAAGATAGGGTTAGACAAATCATCAATACCGAGCGGAACTGTTAATGCCAAAATCAAGATAAGGGGCAAACTCAAGTAAGTTAAGCCCCCTTTCTTTTTGCTTCTTAATGAAAAACACCCGACTTTACATTCTTGGGTGTAAAGTCGGGTGTTTGTTCTGTAGAACATTGATTCTCAATGTTTATTGCGGTGCGGACGGTACCACTATCTGCGCAGATAAGGCAAGTTGGGAAGACAACTGGAGGACATTAGTTTAAGCAGGTAAAACAGATGGACGCATCTATGCGAGTTCGACTCTCGTATGTTCTGCAACCCTTTACAAGAAATCCGCTACAAATCCGAAAGTAGGGCGAAGATAGTGCAGGTTTTATCCGCGCGGCATCGGTTAGCCGCTGACTCTATCTGAAAGGTAACGCGAAATCGGAAAAGGATTAGAATGTGTCATGTGCTGTGCCCCGGAGAATACGCTTCGGGGCTTTTTGTTGGACTATTATTAACCACTTTAAATATTTTCATTATGGGATTAATCAAAAAACCTAACGAGCTGACCGTTAAGACTACTTTGTCAGCACTGATTTATGGACAACCAGGTATGGGTAAAACAACTTTGGCTTTGAGTGCACCGACCCCTCTTCTTCTAGATTTCGACGGTGGTGTACACCGTGTGAATGCTGCACATCGTGTAGATACTGTTCAGATTTCAAAGTGGGAAGATGTTAACGAAGTACTTTCTTCACCCGAAGCAGCAAGTTATGAAACGTATGTGATTGATACTGCTGGAAAGATGCTTTCCTTTATGGATGTGTATATCATGCAGAACAATCCAAAGTTACGTAAGAGTGATGGAACACTGTCCCTGCAGGGGTATGGAGTACGGAAGAACATGTTTATCGACTTCGTGAAGAGAGTGACTATTATGGGGAAATCTGTGATATTCGTTGCGCACGAGCGAGAGGAGAAGGTTGGAGAGGATAAGCAGATTCGCCCTGAAATCGGTGGCTCATCTGCCGGCGACTTGATTAAGGAACTGGACTTAGTAGGATATATGGAAGCAATCGGTAAGAAGCGGACTATATCTTTCAATCCATGTGAGAAGTTCTATGGGAAGAACACGTGTAATCTGCCAGATCGTATGGAAATACCGACCATAATTGATGAACAAGGTAACCCCACAGGGGCGAACAGCTTCATGACGAAAATCATAGTAGCATATACTACGTATCAAGCGAAGCAAACCGAACTTTCTTCCGAATATGAGGCACTGATGGATGTCATCAAAGAGAATATCGAAATGGTAACAGATGTTGTAAGTGCTAACGAAGTGGCAACTGCGATAGGTAATATGTAGCATATTTTTGATTCCAAGTTGAGAGCTGGAATGCTGCTTAATGAGAAGTGCAAATCGCTGGGTTTGAAGTTCAATAAACTATCTAAAAAATATGAAGCAGCAGCCTAAATACCGTATCTACCCGTCACTGCTCGACAAGTTCGAGCAGTACTTACGGGCGGACGAAGAAGCGGAAAGCTTTTTCAACATAGATAATGAGACGGGCGAATACAAGAAAAGTCCGGATGAAGTGGAGGAGGAGTTGAAGCAATCACTTATTGATTGTATAAACCGCGTACCGTTTGCCAGTGAAGCTGCTGATAAGGGAACTGCATTTAACGCAATTGTGGATAGCTTCATTCATCGTAAAAAGCATGTACCTACTGAACGCGAACCGTACACAATCATTGGAGACAGTGAAACGAATGTGGTACAAGTTTCTTTCCCGAAGTCGGAATTGATGGAAGAACATCATTTCATGTTTGACCGACAATGGTGTATAGAGCAAGCTTCCTACTTTGAAGGTTCATTGAGCCAAGTGTTTGTATCTTCCATTCTACATACTCGGTATGGCCCAGTTGAACTATATGGGTTTATTGACGAATTGCGAAGAGATGTAGTTTATGACATCAAGACAACCAGCAGCTATACGTTCGGTAAGTATGAACATGGTTGGCAACGTCATGTATATCCATATTGCTTGATTGCTTCCGGGCAGATGGCTGGCGTAAAAGCATTTGAATATACAGCTTTTGCTTTAAAAGGTGGAACGAGCCGCACCCCTCTCATCAGCGGTACTCGCTATCCAGAATATTATACGTACAACCATGAGCAGACGGTGAAGTTGCTCACAGTACATGTGGAACGGTTCATCGAGTTCCTGGAAGCCAACAGAGATTTGATAACTGATAAGAAAATATTCGGAGAGTAATATGGCACAAGAAGCGATCCTTGAAAAAGTAAAAGGTGAGATACATATGGAAAAGTCTTTTGACTTCATGTGCAGTCAGCTTCGCAATGGTAGATATCGGGTGAAAATAGAACGGTACACGGAGCCACGGACTATTCCTCAAAATGCACTAATGTGGATGTGGTTCACCTGCATCGAACGGGAAACAGGTACTGACAAACAGGATGTACATGATTACTATTGCAACCGTTTCTTGCAAAGGAAAGCTTTTATAAATGGGAGAGAAATGATAGTTGCCGGGAGTACATCCAAGCTGAACACATTGCAGATGACAGATTTTCTTAATAAGGTTCAGGCTGATGCGGCTGCCGAGCTTGGAATACGATTGCCGCTTCCGGCCGACCGATATTACCAAGAATTTATTGACGAATATAAAGATAGGAGGTAAAAATGAATATCATTAAAGCAAAGATCACTAAGGACAAAACATTAGTGGCCGTTTATAAAAATGAGAATGACGACACGGTGACCGTGGAAGGGAAGAACCTTGTTCACAAGGACCTTGAAGCTGCCTTGGATGCGTTGGTCCCTCACTTGGCCTTCCTTTGTGAACAGAAGGAAGCAGATGACAAGACCTTCATAGAGGATATCCCCGAGGAAATTCACAATGTACTTGAGGTGAGTGGGTACAGTATAGGTGGTACTGATGAAGATGAAGGTGTCACGCTTATTGGCAAGCGTTTCTTGAAATCCAAGAAGGTACTTAATCTGAGCGCACCATTTACAAAGTTCAATAATGAGAATGAAGAATACACTAACGCTTTCGAATTGCAGCAAGCTATTGAAGCATGTAACTACGAAGTGGAGCAATACCTGACGGCCAAGAAATGGGCCATCGTACAGCAGGAACTTCCGTTTGATGAATCGGAAACAGGAGACATAAAAGCGGACGATGTTCCGGATGCACCATTCGGTGAAGCGCAAGCATTTATTAACAAGGCGCTTGATGCAGGAGCGAACATTACTATTAATGGTACGCGGATGAAGCCGCGTCGTAACCGTAAGAAAGAAGCTGTAGCTTGATATGCCGGCACCATTTATAATCAATCAATACACAGACGGCTTCAAAATAAAGTTCAATTTCAATCCAACGCTCAATATTCTTGTAAAACGAATACCGTCGGTTGCAAATAATCCTAAGAAAGCATATCTGTTTCAGGAGAAGGCTTGGTGGGTTGATAAAGCTGACGAATATTATGTTAATACGATGGCGGATTGGGCTGTGAAACACGGTTATTGTGGAAGTATCCAGCGATATGAACAAAAGCGTTCATTAGATAATATGGATATTGCTCCAATGCCTAAGTTAACCGTTCCACATGGATTGCTATTGGAACCGTATGAGTATCAGAAAGAGGGCATCGCTTACGCATTATTGCATAAGCGGTGCATTTTCGGAGATCAGCCAGGGCTCGGTAAGACTTTGCAGGCCATTGGTACGGTGACTATAGCAAAATCTTATCCGTGTTTGGTGATCTGTCCGGCTGCGCTGAAGATAAACTGGCAGCGTGAATTCAAAAAATTTGCCGGCAAACAGGCACTGATCCTTGATGATAAGAACAAGAATTCTTGGCACCGTTTCGTAGAGACAAAGTGTTGCGATGTATTTATCACGAACTATGAGAGCCTGAAAAAGTTCTTTGTCTTGGACGTGAAGAATGACACACGCTTCACTCTTCGTTCCATTACGTTTGATCCACGAATTAATCTGTTCAAGTCGGTAGTTATTGATGAAAGCCACAAGTGCAAGTCAACCAAGACGCAACAAAGCAAATTCGTGGAAGGTATCTGCAAAGGGAAAGAATTTGTGTTAGAGCTTACCGGGACACCTGTTGTCAATGACAATACTGACCTTATCCAGCAGTTGAAGATTATGGGGCGTCTTGAGGACTTCGGAGGATATAAAAATTTCGTGGAAAGATATTGCAATGGCCCAAAGAAAGCTTCCAATCTGAAAGAGCTAAACTGGCGCCTGTGGACATCATGTTTCTTTCGCCGGGAGAAGGCCAAAGTGCTAACGCAGCTTCCTGACAAGACAAGGCAGTACATCGAGATGGATATCACGACAAGAGATGAATATTCCCGTGCTGAGAATGACCTTATCAATTATTTGCGAGTCTATAAGAATGCTTCCGACGAGAAGATTGAAAAGTCTATGCGCGGTGAGGTGATGGTTCGGATGGGTATTTTGAAAGCTATATCAGCCCGGGGAAAGATTAAGGCAGCCGCGGAGTTTATTCACGATGTCATCGATGGTGGAGAGAAGCTGATAGTATTTGCCTATCTGAAAGAAGTCGTGATGGAAATGAAGAAACTGTTTCCCGAGGCTGTTACGGTAACAGGCGAGGATAATGTTACCCAAAAGCAGGCTGCTGTAGATTCCTTTCAGAATGACCCGAATTGCAGGCTGATTATTCTGAATTACAAGTCCGGTGGTACGGGCCTCACGTTGACAGCTAGCAGTCGTGTAGCGTTCATAGAGTTTCCTTGGACATTCAGCGATTGCGAGCAGGCGGAGGACCGAGCCCATCGAAACGGTCAGAAGAATAACGTGAACTGTTACTACTTCCTTGGGAAGGATACCATCGACGAATATATGTACCAGGTGATACAAACGAAGAAGAGCATCGCTAATGGTGTTACTGGTACGGATGATGTCGTCAAAGAGAACGTAGTAGATATGGCTATGGATTTATTTAAGGAAAGGATATAAAACATGCTGACATGTAGATATCAGTGGAATTTGGCAAGATTGTTATTAAAGAAAAATATTATAGGGTAAGTTTGCAGTGAAAAGGAGTTTTGTGTATATTTGCACTCGCCAAACTTTTTATACAATAATATAGAGATAGAGGATTTTCTTCTTTATGACTGCGCTTTATCGCAAAAGATAATTGCCGTTGGTTTCCCTGATATACTCTATCTTTTGATATTGTAGAAGTTTGGCGACTTTTGGGAGGCTGACGGCTTTCCTTTTATACATAACTCAACTTTCGTTTATCAAATGCCAAACTTCAACGAAGTTAGAGTAGATGCGAAGCATAGTAACATCTTATCTACGTACAGCCACGAAACGGCTAATCTTGTGTCAGTTAAAGACAATCATGTAGTAACCACTTCTCTAATGGTTGCTGAATACTTTGGCAAACGTCATTGTGATGTTCTCCGTGCCATATCCAAGCTTGATTGCAGTGCTGATTTCCATCAACGCAATTTTGCGTACATGGTGGAAATGAAAGAGTTACCACAAGGAGGTAAAACAAAAAGTAGCTATTACTACATGACCCGCGATGGTTTCACATTCTTGGCAATGGGTTTTACTGGAAAGGTTGCTGCAAAGTTCAAAGAAGCCTACATCAACGCTTTCAATGAGATGGAACGTATCATTCAGGAGAATAGGTCAACAGTGTATGCAGAGAAGCTGATTGAGAAAGAAGTGAAATCACTGAACAGCGAATTAAAGTATGCTGCAAGCTATATACAGGAAAAATACGGGTCAGCTTACGGAAGTTATGGTGAAATCAGAACCGGATTGTTCTTCAATAAGAAAATGCAGTTTGAAGAAAAAATACATAATCTATTCAACCAAGTACATAGCGCCTATATTGAAGCATTTTTTCTATCCGGCAGATACCGTACTTTAGTGGATGAAAACAATCGTTTGAAGAAACTGCTTACCGGACTTAGTAGAAATCTTGCCGAAGAGTTTCATATCTTACCCGAATAACAATTAATGTATTGTCAGGCGGTACTATTGTGCTTCCTGGCTTTGTTTTTCCATTGACCTCATGAAAAAGCAGACTACACCACAATCCGAAAGCCAACTCCAGCATAGCTGCTTGGAATGGTTCCGGCTTCAGTACCCAAGTCTAAGCATGATGATGTTCGCCGTTCCGAACGGTGGAAAACGTGATGCCAAAACAGGGGCACAGATGAAGTATGAGGGTTGTATCCGTGGAGTGGCCGATTTAATACTATTGGTACCCAAGAAAGGATACGCCTCTCTCTGCATTGAAATGAAAACTCCGAAAGGGGTACAGAGCGAACACCAGCGAACGTGGCAGAGAGAGGCGGAAAAGTATCGAAACAGATACGTTGTATGTCGTTCCTTGGAACAATTTATGAATGAAGTGAATACTTATTTGAGATGACCTATATAGATTATATTAATCAGTTTTGGCAAATTCGACGGTATAAACCGATGACAGCGCATGAGGCAGACTTCTATTTCTTTTTATTGAAGGAATGCAACATCCGGAATTGGCTTTGCCCATTTGAGTTACCAACACGTCTAATCCAAGCCGAATTAGGTTACAGCAACAAGACTGTGATTGATTTGCGCAACCGATTGAAGCAAAAAGGGCTGATTGATTTCATAGAAGGGAATCGAAGAGAAAAGGCTGCTTTATACACTCTTTTGGTTACCTCTGGTAACCAAACTGGTAACCAAACTGGTAACCAAAACGGTAACCAAACTGGTAACCAAACTGGTAACCCTATTATAAAGACTAAGAATAAGACTAAGAGTATAGTGGGAAATAACTCTGGCGAGTTATTCCCGCCGGAGCCACCACCGAAGAAACCACCAAAAAACAAAGTCGAGTTCGTACCACCGACTATCGACGAAGTGAAAGAGTTCTTTCGTGGCCAACTTCCGGATTGGGAAGAGCAGGCTACGTTATTCTACCATCACTTCAACGGGTTGGGGTGGAAGACGGCCACTGGCGCCAAGGTGGAACATTGGGATAGCCGTGCAAATCTTTGGATAACCGAGAAACAAATCAAAGCGAAAGATGGAAAGCAAGAAAATAGGCCAGTTGATAAAGCAGCAAAAGCAAGAATGCTCGTTGACGAATATGCGGCCATCGAGCAGGGAGGTGATGCTGGAACACGTACGGCAGAGATACCCGACCTTTAGCCAGGCTGCAACAGCATTCTCAAGTACTCTGCAACCGCTATTGCTGAATGATCTGGAGAAAGTGTACAGCGAGAAGTCGCCTGTCATCAGTGATCTGGACCGTATGTATTCTCCTGGATCGTCCGCATTGTGGGTGAAAACTCAGCTTCTGACTATAGACTTCACGTCATCGGTCAAGGAGGGGGCGGATATGTCAGCATTGGAAGAGTTCTCCAAGTTATTTGCGGCTCAGTATCACTACATCAAGCTGACTGAATTTCTGTCATTCGTGGCCCGCTTCAAGCTTGGCAGATACGGAAAATTCTATGGCTACTTCGATACGATGACTATTGGTGAAGCTTTCCGCAGGTTTCTGAAAGAGCGGAGCGATGAACTGGATACCGTTATTCGTCGTCGTAAACCTCCAGAAACAGAAGTGAAGGTTGAGAGGAACCATGAAATGCCGGATTATCTAAAGCGAATACCATCATGGGGGAGAAAGAAAAAAAGTTAATCTATGTGTTTTGCCGTCGGTGCAGGAATGCTTCGCAGTTTATTGAGAATTCATGTTATTGCCGATCATTCAGAAAGAGAGTATGTGCTTGCAACCGGTATGGCAGAGTCTGTGATAAATTTGAGAAAAGATGAAAGACATCAAGATTATGGCGACAATACTGGCTATTCTTGCTGCGTATGTCGCCTTTTATGTTGCCTTATATTGGGTGACAGATTATTGTTTAATCCATTATTTGTAATGCGATATGGAAGCAAAAGAAGTTATCAAGAACTATTTGGATGAGCGTGCTAAAACTGATGAACTCTTTGCTAAGGCTTACTCAAAGGAAGGGAAGAGTATTGACGAGTGCTTTGACTATATTATTGGGGAGGCAAGAAAGCGAGGTACACAGGTATGTATGAGTGATGAAGAAGTATTTGGCCTTGCTGTTCACTACTATGACGAGGATGATATCAAGGTATCTTCTGTCTGTGATACCGCAAGGGTAGCAACATCCAAAGAAGTAAAACTTAGCGAAGAGGATGAAAAAGCTGCCCGTGATGCAGCGATTAGGCGGCTTACTGAGGAGCAATATTCCCTGCTGAAGAAAAGACCGCAGAGAGCAAAGAAAGAAGCGGATGTTCAACAAATGTCATTGTTCTAAGCCATGAAACCGAGAACAGAGTTGGAAAAGAGGGTTGTGTCACTGAGCGAGCATCTTCCATTAATTACTACTTCTCAAGAACAATGGGCCAAGAAGCATTGCTTTGAACGAATTGCCTACAGATGCAAAAATGAAATGTGGTGCACAGTATGCGGTGGAAAATGGATAGATGCTACTGGACAGAAAAAAGGGTACATTACATGCCCGCACTGTGGAGTAAAGCTGAAGGTAAATGTTAGTACAAGGAAGAATCTGAGTGAAGCTTCCTACATGACTATTGTCACTATTTCGGAAGAGTTCCAAGTACTGCGTCATATATATATAAGACGTTATCGCAGAGAGAATCATAATAATGGCGAGGTATTCTACTTTTTGTCGGAAGTATGTCAGCAATGGTTTAGCTTGGAACATAGAGAGCTGGTCATTTCAAGGCCGCTTAACATGTTCAATAATGCGTGGAAGTACGAAGAGCCTATGACATTAAAAAAGGAGAAATGTGAATGGTATAGCAATTACAATAAGTACAATATCAATGGATGGGTATATCCTTCAGTGAAGCTGCTTCCCATACTTCGCAGGAACGGGTTGAGGACATCATTTCACGACATCACACCGGCATCATTGGTACGAGCATTGCTGAACAACGATGTTTTAGTTGAAACCCTGCTGAAGACACGTCAATATGACCTGATCCGATACCGATTCAGTCATTATTCGATTTCGTATAAATGGGCAATCAACATCTGCAACCGGAACAGATACATTGTGAAAGACGCAAGCATGTGGCAAGATTACCTTCATCTGCTGACCTATTTTAATCTTGATACCCACAATGCCCACTATGTATGTCCGAAGAACCTGAAAGTGGAGCATGACCGCCTGAAGAGAAGAAAGGAGAAGCATGATGCAGAGAACCGTCGTCGGATGATTGAGGAGGACAGACGTAAGAACATCGAAAACCTAAAAAATGACATACACGAGTTCATTCAGCGCATACGTCCGTTTCTCGGAATGGAGATACGCGGACAAGGCATCGTCATACGGCCACTTGAAAGTGTCACGCAATTCTATGTCGAAGGAAAGGCGATGCACCATTGCGTATACACAATGAAATATTATTCACGTCCTGACTGCCTCATTCTTTCGGCCCAAAAGGAGGGAAAGCGACTGGAGACAATAGAGGTTTCACTGAAAACGTTCAATGTCGTTCAGAGCCGTTCGGTCTGCAATAAGATATCCGACTACCACGATAGGATATTGAATCTGATGAAAGATAATATGTGGATGATCCGGAACAGAGCATCATGACCATTTGGGGTAGTCAACCACGCCCCCATGCGACATCCGCCCGGAGGACATGGAGCTGTTGAGGGAATGCGAGAGGAGAGGATTTTTGATGATAAGATTAAAAAAGGAAACGAAATGAAAATCAATAAAATAGGACTTCTTGCAATAGACAGCACTTATCCAAATCTGGCATTGATGAAGATAAGCAGCTATCACAAGCAGCGCGGAGATATTGTTGAGTGGTACAACCCGTTGGATCATTACGACAAAGTTTATGCAGCCAAGGTATTCACATTTACCCCAGATTACGGGTTTTACATCAATGCAGACGAAGTAGAGTTTGGAGGTACTGGTATCGACATCCACAAGACGCTGCCGGAAAGTATAGACCGGTGTACGCCGGACTACAGCCTATATCCGTCCATTGACAGCCGAACCGCATACGGTTTCCTGACGCGCGGATGCCCGAACCGATGCAAGTGGTGCGTAGTACCTCAGAAGGAAGGAAACATACGGCCTTACATGGATGTGGACGATATTGCTGTGGACGGTCGGAATAGACTTATTCTGATGGATAACAATGTGCTGGCAAGCGATTACGGATTGAAGCAGATTGAGAAGATCGTTCGAAAAGGATATAAAGTCGATTTCAATCAAGCACTTGATGCACGTCTTGTTACAGATGATATTGCTAAACTACTTGCAAAAGTAAAATGGATAAAGCGCATACGATTTGGGTGCGACACTCACGGCCAGATAGCCGAATGTGAACGAGCTATTAACCTGATTCGGTCACATGGTTACAAAGGAGAGTTCTTTCTGTACTGCATACTGATGGAACTAAAAGAAAGCTATCAACGCATAAACTACTGGAAGAAGTACAAGAAAGTTCTCCCGCATGCGCAACCTTATCGCTCACTTACCGATCGAGTACAGATCGTTCCTCAATGGCAAATTGACATGGCCAGATGGACAGACAGAAAAGAGATTTATCGAACTTGTGATTTTTATGATTTTGAACCCAGAAAGGGATTTAAATGTAAGGAGTATTTTTTATGAGAACAATATCCCAAATCAGAACCCTTATCAACGCCGGCGTCGGAACCAGCATATCCGCCGGCGAACTGATGTCATACAATGTACAGCCGGAGACAGCCCTGAAGCTGGTATATATCCCAGTCGTCACCAGCCGCGCGGCATTCGAATACGCAGATGTAGTCTGCCAGATATGCGCACAGAAAAGGCTGAACTACAAAGAACAGACCCGAACACTCAAACAAGAGATGAAAGAATATGAGCGCGAAACGATGGGACTTGTAGGTCATGAGATAGAAGAAGACCTGAAAGACAAGGTAGATTTCTTCTTCGACGAAGCATACGGTCACATCGAGAAGCTGCAGCAGTCTGTTCATGCTGAAATGAAAAAGCAGTGGCCCGATCTGACAGACTACACCTTGCTGCTCAATCTGTACATGTGCGTCATTCTGATAGACTACATTTGGAAGTTTGAGCGTGCCACGGCACAGTTCATCCAGAAAGCTACCATGTCGCCATACATCCCACGGCCCAACCAGCACCTTGTCAACATCCGCCGTGCGTGCATGTCCATTGCCAGAGAGCACGTACTTCCCTGTTCTGATAACATTCGCCTTGCAATCAAAATTCTGGCGATGAACATCGACAAGATGGTAAAGGTAGAGTTTAATTAATAAAAATGAGAAAGCATAATGGCAAACAAGAACACATTACCTCCAGCTAAAGAGCGCAAAGCTGATACCAGCAAGAACGGTAACGATCTGACCAAATATATTCAGAGACAGTTGAAACGTGAAAGGAATCTTTATCCATTGCGGATTAATGCAACTACCGTCATTTACGTCACCAAAGCAAAGTGTACGAAAGAGTATGCTGAGAAATATAAGCGGGAGAAGATGAAGTTATGAGTAAACTGAAAGTCTATTATGGGTGGTCGAGAATAGGAAATGTCCGCAAGAAACGTGCATTGTCCGTTATGTTCGAAAACGAAATACAGGGCTGCCGAAGCGACCGTGGACAAAGATGTTTGCGGACAATACAAGACACTGTATTTGAGCGGTACCAGACAAATGAAGAAATGGCCGATGGGAAACGTCAAAACCGGATATTCACAGAGTACAGCCTGTTCCTCGATGAGAAACCTATCAGCGGGAGCCTTGAAATATGCTTGCTGATTAATAACGAAGCTGATAAGAACCATGTGACGAAGGCTATGCGTGATAGGATCTCAGATGCTTTAAGAAAGGCTTTCCTTCTTGCAAATCCCGGGTATAAAGAACCAAATAACCAATTCTCTTTAAACTTTGAATGATATGGGAAAGCAGGAAAGTATGGGCGACTGGTTCCAGATGGCTAAGGATTATGCCAAGGCAGAAAAGGAACTGAAGATAGAACGCTGGGTACAGATTTTCATCGAGTACAAGGAAGAGGAAAAGCTGGAAAACGTCCGTCTGTTTAAATACGATTTGCCACGTGATGTTTACGAAAGGAGGAAGTGGGTTATCCACTGGAGGCTGGCACGGGTCCAGTGCAAATATCCAAAACAGTTTGTAGAATGCTATTACCACTACTACGACCGGCGTTCCGGTGAAAGCCTTGGCTTTGGTTCCTGCCTCTCCAGACTGATAGCTTCCAAGGCGCAGGTAACGAAAGCTGAAATGGAAATGTGGAAATACATCGTGTACAACCGCCAACACAATCTGTTTTTTGACGAAGAGAAAGACGAGGAGCTGGTAAAGTTTAAGGAGAAGCTGGAAAGGAAGAAGGCTAATGTGGCCGAGTACGAGAAACGTTTAGAACAGCTTGTAAAACGAAAGAAAAATACTACGATTTAAAGAAAGCTTTGATGTAGTTGAGTGTATCAAAAAGAAAATGAAGGAGATTTGATTATGAAAGTAATAAAAAACGAAGTTTTTCAAGAGAATCAGAATAATCTTGGGTCGCATGATTGCGAAGATGCAGAAAGAGTTCATCAAGGGAATGCCAACGACGCATATCTCCAAAATGAAGTATTATCTTCCATAGGTGAGGATTCTCAAGAAATAAAGGGAGCATTTGCGAGGCAATGGCTGAATACATTTTTCTGTCGTATTTCGGCTCTTGTAAATGGCTTCCCCATTTACGTAGAAATCCCTGATGGGATATTTCCGAATAGTACTCTGCCCCACAACTTATCCGGTTTTCAAGATAGTCAAGGAAAGAAGGGGCGTAGCGCCGAGGAAGTGCTTCTGGAATATGTTCCCGAAGATGACCCAAATTTTGAAGATGGTACATGGATGACAGTTCACATACAGATTCCTCAAACCATATTAGACCTGAAATCTCCCCGGACATCTTACCGCCAATCAAATGGTGACAGTATTCATGAGCGAACTGAAATACCCATTGGCACCAATAATCTCCGGTGCAACGGAGATAAATGTGATGGAAATCCCCGTTATGACAACACATAGGAACGTCCAACGTATGGTTGTATGACACTATACATGGTGTGGAAGAAAATGGTGTAAGTTCCAGCGTATCAGAAAAAATTTCATCAACCGAGCGCATTAGTCCATACACTACAGCTTTTGAATAATTTCCGAAGCATGAATCTTCCTCAATCCACATATTTGGACTAATTTGGGTGTAACTTGCCATAATAATTAAGTTTTAGAATTTGACAAAACAAATATAACAACAAAAAGGGGCATATCCAATATTCATAATGATAAGTTTAGAATTTGACACTTTACTCTTTTCATTCGGGTATGTCCCTTTATTAAAAATAATAGGAACTATGAAACAAGTAAAAGTAGAAATCAAAGCAAGTGTGCAGAGTGTGAGGAGAGGTTAGAAGTATTAGTTCAAAGAAGGAGAAATAATCAATGAAAATGAAATTGTATTACCTGTTCCTAGCAGTCATGTGGTGGCTGCTGGGGTAGGTGGAAAGGAGAAACGAAATGAGCTTACTTGTACATGAAACGCCGTTGCAGCGAATCATCAGAAAAACAGGCCGAAAACCAGTCCAGTGTAAATGCAAGCTATGTAAACAGCAATGTCATACCCCCTGCTTGGGTACTCCACAAGATATTCTAAAGCTTATCGAAGCAGGATATAAAGATAGACTTGCACCAACGGATTGGTATGTAGGTATCATTATGGGAGTTACTGAAATGTCTATACCGATGATACAGGCCAAACAAGAAGGAGATTGGTGTACTTTCTACAAAGACGGTTTATGTGAACTGCACGGTGCAGGATTGAAGCCGACAGAGGGAAGATTATCACATCATAGCATTCGGATTGATAACTTCAAACCAAGTAAAAGCATTGCATGGAATGTGGCCAAGGAGTGGTTGAATGAAGAAAATGTTGAGTATATAGTGAAGATATGCGAGGCTATGTCACCATATAATGAAACAGGATTCGTTGTGTAATCGAAAGATATTGATCTATGAAGAAGATACTAAACATCATCAAAGAAATACTTTTTGTGATAGCTTACGGTTCAGGAATTACTTTGGTTGTGATAGGGTTGTCTTCTGGGTTTAGCGTGCTTGAGCTGGTATTGATAGCAACATGTTCGACCATTCTGAACGTTGGTTTGTCTAAGACATTGAAAAACCTTGAAGGAGATTAAGAGCATTTTAAGAGCAAATTAAGAGCAATTTAAGAACAAAGCCAACCGTTCGGAAAAGTCGAACGGCTCAAAAAAGGAGAACGAACAATGACAATACATAAAGTTTCAGTTAGTCTGCATGGCATCAGGAAGTATGCCTGGCGGAAAAATCTTAGTGGTTTCTTTAGTGTCAATGGCCGGAGTTTGACCAATGCAGAAGTTAGAATGGTAGTCGATTACGGAATATCGAGAGGCTATGAAACAAATGAAGATATACCTACAGAAGAAGTTATTAAATTATTAGGATGGGAGAAATGGAACAGGTAAAAGTAAAAATCGAAACAAGTGTCGAAGCTATGTTGGGTGACAAGCCAGTCAATGAACTTCTGAAAGATATTGCTGATTTGTGCCATGAAAGATTGGAGTATTCTTAGATTTGTTAGAGGATTGAAATATGAATAATGCAAAAAAATCAATAATAGCAGCGTGTGCCACTATGGGCATAGACATAGAGCATGGTACAGTGGTAAGCCTTGAACAAGTAACAGAGTTAAGCAAGATTCTCAAAGAAGAATACGGTATAGATACGGTTGTAGTAAACAAAGAACGTGAAGAAATAGAGACAGCAATGAATGAACTTACATTTGAGCAAAAACCATCTTTGGAATTTTGCGGTACGCCTCCTGACGGTAAGGCAAGACGAAGGGAACGTAGGCGGCTTGAACGATTAAAACGTAAGAAGAAATGAAAGCGATAGAAAATAAAAACAAAGTAGATATAAAGACTATTGAGAAATACGATGAAATAAATGGACATGATGTTATTAGGGAAACACTGTTATTTAAGGGTTGTGAAATTTGTTTTGAAAAAGCATCTGTTCGGTATTTACAAAAAAAATATCTTGAGGAAACCGCGTTATATCTCTATGGTCTTAAAGTTAATGCTACAAACAAACTATATGTTAGTTATGTACTTGATATATACTGGAGAAGAAACAATTTACTACCAATAATAGATAAGGGTGGATATGTTGTTGTCCCTGAAGACATATACAATGAATGTAAAAAGATTAATGACAGTTATAAGCAATGAACGCAATATCCATCAAACAGCCGTGGGCGAGCCTAATCGCTCACGGTATCAAAGACATTGAGAACCGGACTTGGAAGTGTCCTCAGAAGTATATCGGCCAAAGGGTGCTGATACATTCCTCTTCTGGTAAAGGAGCACGTACATGGAGCTATAATCAGGATGATGAACTTCGGAAAGACAGGGACATTTATTTCAACTGCGTATGTGATAAGTTTCCAAAGGGAGCTATCATTGGTAGCGTAGTGATTGCCGACTGCGTACAAAACCATCCATCAGTCTGGGCTGAGAAAGATTGCTGGAACTGGGTGCTGAAAGATGCGGTACTATTTGAGAAGCCTATTTTGAATGTGAAAGGTAAACTTGGATTTTGGAATTATAATCAAATATAATTGTTATGAGCAAGCAAGTATTAAGCATTGAGCAGATGCAACATTTGCAGGATCTTGGGTTAGATACAAGTAAGGCAAGTATGTGCTGGCTGAAAGACATTACCAAAGAAATTGCCGAAGAGAAATATGTAGATATGACTACAGGATGGAATCTTGACTTCAATAACCCTGATTTTTATAAATATGAATGGATGTATGGTGTCTCAGCGTTCACCTTGCAGGATATTTTGGATTTGCTTCCGGAAGAAATAGAAAAAGGAAATCGCAACTATCAGTTGGAAGTATTTAGAAATCCACAGAGGTATTTTGTGTCTTACTATTGGTGTGATAAATTACTTATCTCATTGAATGAAGTGGAGTTTATTGACGCAGCTTATGAAATGCTATGCTGGTGCATAGAAAATGGATACGTAGAAACAAATAAGTTATGAAAGCAAAAGTAAAAGCAACCGGGAAAGTTATAGAAGTAACTCTTGATGGATGTATTACAGATGGGTACAACGAAGTTTGGAATTATAAAGACAATGACGGGAAATTGTATTCTCTTGAAGGATTAGACTTTATCAATATTTACCCGGATTGGCAACAAGTAAGAATAACAAGCTGCATTGCGGCAATGCAAGGTTTATTATCAAACGATAAGTTTTGTGTTTATTCTGAAAAAGATATTGCAAAATACGCTGTTAAGCAATCCGATGCACTTATTGAAGAACTTAAAAAGACGATGTGATATGAACAAGGAACGGAATAGCAAATAGATAATGCACTAGAAATTATAAGTTGTTGATACCATTGATATGTTTGGAATTCTTCGAATCCGACAAAGCAAATTAAGTATAAAATCAAAGCATTTGCAATAATAGTGATTAATATTAATTTTTCATTCGTTTTGAGTGACGTCAAAAGTTTAAGTAAGGTTTCCATTTTTGTTCATTTTTTGTTTTTCAAAATTATATAAAAATAAAATATGTAGCAAATCTTACTGACAATTCTTGCAGTGCTTTATGAATACCCGTTAACTGCTTTGTGACGGTTATCGGGTAACTTTATGTCCGTAACGCAAATTATGTATTATAAAACCGAATTTTACCATTTATTACCAGTTTTCCCGTCTTAGTGCGTCATGTCGGACACCGTGATAAAGATTAGGGATAATTTCGCATCGTGATAATCAAACGGAGTATTAATTAAAAAAGAAAGGAGTAAATTATGAGTGTGAATTATTCCCTTGCTCACATGAGCAGCGAGCCGGGCAACCCGGGCGGTGAGAAGAAGTACTACGCCAAGGCGCAAGCCAGCGGAGAGGTGACAATGGACGAGATGGCAGAAGACATTGCCTACGCAACGTCGCTGACAGACGGCGACGTGCTGAATGCCCTTCGAGCACTGATAAAGCAGGTGAACAAGCACCTTGCAGCGGGAAAAATTGTGCGGCTGGAAAATTTCGGCAGCTTCCAGCTGCAGCTTCAGAGTGACGGTACACTGACAGAGAAAGAGTTTACGTCGTCTAACATTACGGGTGCAAGCATCCAGTTCCGTCCGGGCAAGCCCATTAAGGCTGCCACCCGTGCAGGCGATGGCGGACTGACGTTCAAACGCGTGCCGACCTTGAAGGAAGCCGCATTGTCGGGCAGTGAGGATGAGACACCGGGAGGAAGTACGCAACCGGGAGGTAATGACAACGAGGATCCCTTGGGCTGACAAACTACCTATAGGTAACCAGTTAACTACCTGTAGGTAATTATCTGACTACCCGTAAGTAGTTTCACAACTACCTATGGGTAGTTTTCAAACATCCGTGAGGACTTAATAATTGGAATGATGAAAGCTATATATATGAGTGAACTGGCGCAAGCCTATTTCCCGAAAAACACACCGCGCAGTGCATCGGCACAGCTTCGCCGATGGATTCAACTGAACACCGACCTACTTCATCGGCTGGAGCAGCTTCATTACAAGCCTCGGCAACGTGCGTTGACGCCGTTGCAACATGAGGCCATTATGACGTATCTGGGAGAGCCGGGGGAATGAAAAAGCCTCGATCATGGTTGAACGGGGCTTGCTTGTATTGTTGGGGCTGGAATCGAATCGTTGGACGTAATCTTTATTTCAATCTGCTGGGGAGTTGATTGTTTTTCAGTTACTCCTAAATAGTAGAAGAATATTCCCATACCTGAAAATATGAAGGATGCGATGACGCTCCAGATTACGTTATGCCACCAGGGTGGGAGGCACTTCTTTATCCTCTCCTCATAGTCAGCAAGCATCTCTCGTTCATACCGTTCCAGTTCTTCATTGGTGGTATTAGCAACTACGTCTGACAGGATAGATGTTGCATCATTAATATATTTGGTAAGTTGGCTGTCGGTAGTGGATGCTTTGAAAAATGCGGTACATTCCTCTTGAGATGGTTCCCGACCTTCCTCTTCCTTAATTCGAGTGATAAACTCTATCTTATGTTTCTTGTATATAGCATAAGCTATTAAGCCGACCAAATCATCTTCCGATTTGACAAGCTTCTCATAAATAAAGTTATAGTTTCGTTCCATTACTTGGAGTATTTACGAAGTGCAGCCTCACCCGCTTTTGCAACAGCTTTGTGAGAGACATTAATTCTGAAGTTACCAAATGAGGTTCGTACATTTGCCGTTACTCCCTCCCGGTTGCTTCCAGTTACGCAGGAGCGTCCACATCTAACGTTGTAGTTAGCTCTTTCAACGCTTTCTTTGGAGATAGTTCTTGGCATATCAGTAGTATTTAATAGTAGATAAACAGTATAAGTCTCAGTATTTGTATGCAAAGATACGAAACAAAGTGACGTAACAGATACATCACGTTACTTTTTTTGCATTTCGTTATTTTTTTTGCATCGTGTGACTCTTTTTTACATATTCTTCCGCTTTCTTTTTGCCCTCTCAAAAACAATTCATACATTTGCAGTACCTTACATTACGACAAAGGGCAAGCGATAGTTTGCCAACATAGAAGTGCTGGCTTTTTTTATGTCTGCACGTTTGCTGTATATTATCAGTATAGCGGCTTTGTACCCCCGTGTGGAGCGTTAATGCGCCCACTGCCCTTGTCGGTGTAAGGTAACGGGAAAGGCAAAGCCGTTTTCTTTTGCCTATAATGCCAAAAATACCTTATAGACATGGCAGCATCATTATCTCTGTTCCCAACTCAGGAACAAAACAGCCAACATTTAGTAATGGTCAGTAATGACCGAGTAGTAACAACATCCTTGCAAGTCGCAGAGAAATTTGGTAAACTGCACAAAAATGTAATCAGAGCCATTAAAAATCTGGATTGTAGTGAAGAATTTAACCGGCTCAATTTTGAGCCCGTTGAATATACAGATGCCAAAGGTGAGAAACGAATAATGTATTATATTACTTGTGATGGGTTTGCTTTCCTTGTAATGGGGTTTACGGGAAAGAAAACTTCATTTATCTCTTGTGCTTTAAGAAAAATGATGTACTTTTGCAGTGCTACAACTACATATATTAGCATTGCAAAAGCAATGTGTTGGAATGAGAGAAGATATTGCGTCTCCCATAGTCCGTTCATATATTCCAGTAATATATGTGGTTGTAGCAAACTTGGATTATGTGGAGACGTTTTTTTTGTTTCATCATCTAACGCTACAACCAGATGAAAACATTTAATTCATTCCGAGCTCAGGAAGAAAAGGAGCAAAACAATCAAATTACTATTCCTTTTACCGTAAAGGAAGCAGAAGAAACTTATGAACTTGTTACAGCTGTTAATGGTCAGGCAGTAACCACATCTTTAAGAGTGGCCGAATATTTCGGAAAGGCACATAAAGATGTGTTAAAAGCTATTAGGGCTCTTGAGTGCTCAAACGATTTTCAAGGGCGCAATTTTTCGTCCTCGTTCTATACCAGGGACTTACCTAATGGAGGAACGAAAAAAGATCCTATGTATTACATGACTCGCGATGGTTTCACCTTTTTGGCCATGGGCTTTACCGAAAAAAACAGGCCTCGTTTTGTATATTTAGAAAATTAAGTATCTTTGCAAAGTCTTCGCCAAAGGACATTTTATTTATTGCAAAGGTGCATGGATTTTTTATATCCATTCAACAGATTGTATCTAATGATATAGGCTGTTCGTATTCCCATGTTGGCTATGTATCTTTGCGATATGTGGTGTTCTTTGGCGAGAACGGGAAGCGAACAGCCTTTTTTATGCATAACTCAAATTTCAACAACAATGCCAAAGAACTTGAAATTAGAGAATGGGAGAAGTATATGTAGCCCACAATCTACGTTGTTCCACGAAACGGAAAATCTTGTATCGGTACAAAACAACCAAGTAGTAACTACTTCATTGCAAGTGGCAGAGTATTTTGGAAAAACTCACCGACACGTATTAAGAGATATTCGTTCTCTGCTTGATCAAAAAGATATGTCCAACTTTGGACACATCTTTGTAGAATCTGAATTTTCAGACAAATACGGACGAAAGCAGCCAATGTATCTTATGAATCGTGATGGCTTCACACTGTTGGCTATGGGGTTTACCGGAAAGAAAGCCATGCAGTTCAAAATCGCCTATATCAATGCCTTTAATGAAATGGAAGACATCCTGCGCAGCGGACAGGAAAACAGGTATGCTCTTTCGATTCTGAAAAGTGAACTGGTAAAGGTGAACAAGAACCTGCGAAAAGCCATTACGGCAGGCAGGTTGAAGTATGGCAACGCATACGGGCCGGCTGGCGACATCCCATCATCATTCAGTTTGTACGAGCAGGATAGCTTCATCAAGAACGTGAAGAACATCATGGCACACGTAAACAACGCCTTGCTTACCGCTTATTTCCTCAATACGGAGTTGCAGAAGAAAGACGAAACCATCCAGGAATTGGAGCAGACCATCAAACGTATCCGATTGGAAACTTCAAAAGTATTGGGATATTGAACGTAAAATAATCTACTGACACGAAGATGTCAGTGCTTTTATGAAGTACCGGGTAGTCCCCCTGTGGATTATCCGGTACTTTTGTTGTATATACCAATAAATAAATTGATTAGATTATGGCTGCACCGAAAGGAAACGAGTTTTGGAAACTGAGAACCAAGACCGGAAGAACCAGACTGTTTGCCGAACCTAAAGCTTTGTGGGAAGCGGCGTGTGAATATTTCCAGTGGTGTGACGAGCACCCGTGGCTGGTAGTAAAGAACCGGACGAAAGGAAAGACAAAGGAAAAAGAAGAGTCACCCACGCAACGCCCGTACTCTATCACGGGACTTGTGCTCTATCTTGACATTTCGCTCCAGACGTGGTATAACATCAAGGAAAGAAATGAAAAAGAATTTATGGAAGTCTTATCGCGTATAGAAAGGGTTATCGAGACCCAGCAGTTCGAAGGAGCCTGTGTCGGAGCTTTCAATGCGAACATTATTGCACGTAAACTTGGCTTGGCCGACAAGCAGGAATTAGACCATACTACGCAAGGTAAAGCATTCAGAGGATTCGATTTCCTTCCATATACACCGGAGGCTGATAAATTAAGGGATGAGTAACAAGGTCAACATAAAGCAGCGGTTAGCGTACAACTATCTTCGTGATGACACGACTAAGTTTCTGTTGTACGGTGGCGCCGGAGGAGGTGGTAAGTCGTGGCTCGGCTGTGAATGGCTGATGCAATGTGCCTATTACCTTCCTGGTACCCGCTGGTTTGTTGGCAGAAACAATCTGAAGGATAGCCGTGAGTCTGTAACAGTGACTTTCAACAAGGTAGCTAAATCTCACGGATTCACCGCATACAAGACAATCAGTGACGGTATAGTTTTCGACAATGGAAGCGAGATTGTCTATATTGACCTGACCTATTATCCGGTAAAGGATCCGATGTATGAACGATTGGGATCTAAAGAATATACTGGTGGATGGATTGAGGAAGCCGGAGAGGTGCATTACCTTGCATTTGAAGTTTTGAAAACTCGTATCGGCCGGCATATGAACGATGTGTACAATGTACCTGGTAAGATACTTATCACGTGCAATCCCAAGAAGAATTGGTTGTACCGTGACTTCTACAAGCCATGGAAAGAAGGTAAGCTAAGAGAACCGTACGCCTTTATCCAGGCACTTGTGCAAGATAACCCGTGGGCTACTGAGGACTATATCGAGAGCCTGCGTAACACGAAGGATAGGGTAACCAAGGAACGACTTTATTTCGGTAACTGGGAGTACGACAACGACCCGACGGCGCTATGTGATTACGATGCTATCTGCGACCTGTTCACGAATGAGTTTGTAAAACCTGCCGGCACTTCGTCCGGCTCTGCCGACCTCGCGATGAAAGGGCGTGACCGTTTCATCGCCGGCCACTGGAAAGGAAATGTGTGCTACATTAAGCTGGATCAGGAATACAGCACGGGTAAGTCCATCGAAACAGACCTTAAGCGTATGATGATTGACTGCTCTATACCCCGTAGCATGATGATAGCCGACTCTGACGGATTGGGTAGTTATTTGGAAAGTTATCTGAACGGTATCAAGGAGTTCCACGGAGGTACGAGGCCTATCAATCCCGAGTATGATAACCTTAAATCCGAATGTGCCTTCAAACTGGCCGAACTTATCAATGCCAGAAAATTGCGTATTGTCTGTACGGATGCACAGAGAGAACGCATCATAGATGAACTGGGTGTATTGAAGCAAGCACATATCGACGCAGATACGCGGAAGAAAGGTATCATCAGCAAGGAGAAGATGAAAGAGATACTGGGTCATTCGCCGGACTATCTTGATATGCTGATTATGGCAATGTACTTCCGTATAAAACCTATTGTACAACGGCCGAAAGGCAGATTAACGGAGAATTGATATGAACGTGAAAGAGTTTTTGGTTTTGGGGTCGGTTGCAACCAATACAGCCGAGGTGGTGGACAGTATGAAGAAATTGTCCCCTCCCAAATTTGTAGGAGAACATAAGGTTCCTGATAGCTTGAATGATCTGACAATCGGTGAACTTTTGTCACTGCAAGGTATGAGTGAGGTTAAGGATTGTCTGTTTGTCGTCTGCCGGGTTTTGTTCGGTATGAGTGAAACGGAAGTACTTGCTACATCGGCGGAGGACGTGATTGCATTGTCTGCATGGGTGGCCAAAGAGGTAGAACGTGTTTCGAAATTGTTTACGTCCACTTCTGTTCCACCGACAGACGAAGAAAGGCAGGCTGGGGTAGGTGATTTGAATTTTGGCATGTTTGGCATTTTGGACTATTTCGCACAACGCATGGGCATCACAAATCATGAAGAGGTAGAACGTGTGCCATGGATTCGGGTGTACAAGTGTATGGAGATGGATGCTGAAAAGATAAAATATGAACGTAGATTGAGAAAAGTAATTCAAGAAAGGAGCAAAAAGAAATGAAGCTGAGTGTAGAGAGGAAAATAGCTTCGGTCGCCGAGAAGCTTGGTATCACCTATCTGTATGAGAATTGGGCTACAGCTAACGTACGGCTCGATAAGATGGAACTTCCGGCCATCATCAACTTATTGCCAGCATCGGGAAAATTTGTTATAGGAAAGACACAACTTCGTGATAGGCCAAACTGTATGATAGCATTTGCCGACAAAACAAAATTCGATTTTGATGGCGTGGAGAATGACGAAATCATCGAACGGTGTAAAGCGTATGCGGTGAAGTTTATCCGAGAACTGAATAAAAGTGGTTTGTTTGAGTTCGTTTCGGATGAAGTACCTTACTCTGTGTTCTATGACAAGCTGAACGTGAATGTGACTGGTATTGTCATCGAGCTGTCACTTAAAGAGGTTCAAGGAGTACCTATGTGTTGACTATGAAGGACAAGAGAGCTGAGATAAAGGGAATACTGGGTGAAGAACTTGCAAGCTTGAGGCAACGTATCATTGAAAACCATATACGTGCAGGACAGCGAGCCAGTGGAAAGACTATCTCCAGTCTTAGAATTGATGTTAATGGCGACAATGGTACATTGTTTGGTCGGCAGGCATTCGGAGTTTTGGAAACCGGCCGAAAGCCGGGTAAAGTGCCGAAGGGTTTTTATAAGATAATTCAGCAGTGGGTGAAGGATAAGGGCATTCAGGTAGAGAACCCGAAGTCGTTTGCTTACTTTGTTTCCAGAAAGATAGCACGGGAAGGAACCGAGCTGCACAGACAGGGTGGGCGAGCCGACATCTATTCGCCAGAGATAGAGAAAACGATACAGGAAATCATGAACCGTGCGTTTGCCATCTTCAAGGATGACGTGACGCACATAAATCTGAATAGCAATGAGGACGCATAACATTGAAGACACTACTATTGAGTACCCGGATGTTATAGGATTCTGTTTTAATCCGGTAGTGATAAACATCTACGGGCACGAATGGGCATGGGTGGAAGTAACAGTTACGGATGTACTTACTGGCACATTACACAATGAGAAAGGGGCCATGTTCTTAACGGCTTGCTTCTTCGATATCTCCTTCTATATGCAGTCGGCATTCGATGCTACGGAATTTGGAAGGATAGACTACTCACAAACTACAGCGCAAGACAGCCAGCTTGGCCGGCTGTTCTCTGTTGAAGTTGATATGTACAGCTCCGACTCTGAGATTGGTCAAAGTTTCCAGTTTAACACGTTCATCATTTGGGGAGCGATGAAAGTGGGGGAAAGATATAACGGAGACAGGGTGCTGACATGGTTCAAGAATCTACCTTTCACAGTAGGCATGTACACGGCAGGTAGTGGAGAGGTGAGCGTGACCGCTGACGGCCAGGTAATGCCCTCTATCGCATTATCAGAACGCCGGGTATATAATCTTATGCTGAATGGAATTGACGCCGTGAATGAGGTCGTTTTAAATCTGCCGGGAACAAGTACTGGCGCCAGCGTATTTGACCATACATTTGATTTTACATTTCAGGAAATGCTGAATATGGCGGCCAATGTGAAGCTGGTGGTGGATGAGTGTATGGATGGCATATATCTACGATGGGTGAACAGACATGGTTTTTATTGCTACTGGCTCTTCAAACGTGGGGATGCCCAGCTTGTTGTCAGCAATGACGGTGAGTTTATCCGCAACAACATGCAGGACTATTCATACAAGAATGGTTACCATGGTGGTAGCGGACGCAAACAGCGCAAGACAGAGGAGAACACGTTGCCTGTATGTGCTCCGTTGGTTGACAGCGATACATACGACTTCCTTTTTCAATTGGCGTTGTCTCCAGTAGTTGATATGTATGCAGGAAAGGATAGCAACGGAACGGATCGTTGGATGGCGGTCAATATTTCTGTAGGTACCTATAGCAAGACCCGGGCTGTCCTTCAAGATTTTGTGGCTGAAATTGTTTTACCTGAAACAAGAGTACAGAGCTTATGAGAGATGAAATGCTTTTTATTGATGGTGAATTAGTTGATTTGGATGAAGACACCAAGATTACTTTGAACATCAAAAGTAATCTGTTCACAGACCTTAGCAAGATTGTTAGTAACAATAGCTATACCATAAAACTACCCAAGACAGTGCGGAACCAACGCATTATTGAACATGCAGATCTGCCGGCATGTAATACTGACTATTCGAGAAAATATCATCAGGGTAGATATTTCCGAAATGGTGTAGAGATAATATCGGATGCTAAGGTTGTACTTATATCTGTTTCAGATAATATAGAAATGGCAATGACATGGGGAAATTCAACAGCTTTCCAGGATTTGGTGGATGCGGATTATTCTTTGAATGACCTAATTGAAGTAAACGATTCAGGGATAGCAAGATATCTTATTTGGAAAAATTGGAGTGAGAATGATCGGAACTTCCCTTATGTAAATTACGGTTTCCGGTCTGATGAAAGTCAGGTATGGTACCATCCTGCTGTCTCATTAGAAAAAATCTTAGGCTATATAAGCGAAGATTTTGGTGTTGATTTTGATTGGCCATCAGAAAAGGAACACATCTTAAGTGACCTGTTCATTCCGATTGTTAACAGGAATCCCAGTGAAGCGTATTCAGAATATTGTTCGATTACTGTAGAGATTAATGGAGTGTATTTAGATAATGCAGAACATGTTAGTTTATATTTTAAAAATGTAACAGATAGATCATATTACGGAAATATGGTTCAAGTTGGTGGCATTGTTGGCTCAAATACAGTGACTGCATATCATTCATATATTCGGAATTCCGTTCCGAAGATATCTGGCAATTTTGAAGTATTGGTAAGAAGTTCCTCAGAGCCTTCAACAGCTTTATTTGAAGTGTATAATTATAACTTTGATGGAACTGGTTCAAATCTGGACTCAAGTACTGTATTAGAGGTTTCTCCTTTTAGTATGGAGAACATGAATAATGGTACTTACAAATTAGTTTTTGATTTCACAGATGAACAGTCAAGTTTGCTTTCTACGGAATGGTCATATCCATATATAAAGTTTGGTATTAAAAATATTGGAGATGTCAATAACGTCGTGTCTATAAGTGGAAATGTAAAGATAAAGAATATTGAGGAGCAAATCTTGATGCAAGAATATTTGGACGAAGCAATGGATAAAAGTGCGAATGGTAGATTCTGGATTATTCCTAATTTGCCTGATGTAAAAGTGATTGATTTCATTAAAATAGTATCATCACTGATGGGAGTATTTGCTTCTTCAACTGAAAAGAATGTGCTTCGCTTTATTACTATTGATAAATTGATATCAAAGGAGAATGCATATGATTGGACTAAACGTGTAGTTGCTTCATATTTGGATAATAAACCAATGCAGATTTCATATACGCTTGATGGGTTTGCACAAAAGAACATATATAAATGGCAAGATGATGATTCGATACGTGGAAACTATGATGGTTATTTGATTGTGGAGAATAGTACCATTGCTGACGAAGCTGAGGTAATAGAAATTCCTTTTTCACCAACAAATATGGTTGGCGGTATTGCTAATATTCCATTATATACGTATGATGATGAAACGGGGCTTCAATATAACAATGTCGAGCAGCGTCTATTACGTTATGATGGCAATAGAGGGGTATTTACAGGTTTAGACTGGGGTACGATATTAGCAGAGAATTATCAGTCTTATCAAAAGATAATTAGAAAACCTGTTATCATTAATGAAAAGATTGAGATTAGCGATATTGAATTGAAAGAATTAGATGTTACGATTCCTGTCTATTTGGCTCAATATGGTAGATATTATGCGATCATATCCATAAAAGCTGAGAATACAGGAATATGTGAATGTGAACTATTACAATTGGAGGTATAATTATGGCAGATGCTACTGAAAAAATCCTTGAGATAAAGGTGAAATATGATGATGCTATTCGGAAAATTGCGGCATATCAGACAGAAATTGATAAATTGAAGAACGAAGAAAAGAAGTTCTCTGACGAACTGAAAAAACGGTTGAAAGAAGAAAACTTATCTGCTTCGGAACGGGAGGCAGCAATGACACGTTATAACGCAGAAATGGCTAAGTATAAAGCCGAAAGACAGCAATATGCGGATGCAATTAGAATACTCAATAAGGAAATTAAGAATGAGAGAATACAACAAACGGAGTTAGAAGGGTCAGCCAAAGCCTTACGTGCAGAGTTATCCAATCTGACAGCGGAGTATGACTCTTTGAGCCGGGCAGAGCGGCAAAGCGCTAAAGGAACAGAACTTCAAGATAAAATCAATGCAATAACTGATGAGCTGAAAGGAGCTGAAGAGGAAACGCAAAGGTTTTATCGAAATGTGGGGAATTATGAAGAGTCCATCAAAAGAGCGGTTGGTATCAATAATGATTTTGCCAATTCTCTGATTAACATATCACAAAATTCGGATGGCTTTAAAGGATTCATGTCTAATGCTAAGGCAGAAATATCATCTTTCACTTCATCGCTTACCGGATTGCTTAAGAACAAGGTGTTCCTTGGAGTTGCCGGGATAGCTGGAGCAGGATATGCCTTCAAATGGTGGTATGACTATAACCAAGGGATTAAGGAGGCTACAAAGCTGACGAAGCAATTTACCGATTATTCAGGTAACCAGCTGAAAGAATACAGAAGCGAGGTGCAGGCATTGGCCGACTATTATGGAAAGGACTTCAAAGAAACATTATTGAGTGTAAATGCATTGTCAAAACAATTTGGGGTGGATGCAAAAGATGCTCTTGATATTCTAAGAGATGGATTTATAGCTGGTGCTGATGCAAATGATGAGTATTTTGCAGGCATTCGTGAATATTCAGCACAATTTAAAGAAGCTGGATTATCCGCTGATGAGTTTGTTTCTATAATAGCACAAACAAATCAGATGGGTATTTTTTCGGATAAAGGCATTGATGTCATTAAAGAGGCAAATATACGTTTGCGTGAAATGACGACAGCAACAGCGGATGCTTTGGATGGCATCGGTATATCATCTAAGAGGGTTCAACAAGAACTTCAATCTGGTTATAAAACTACATTTCAGATCATGCAAGAAGTATCTGCGAGATTGAATGAGCTCCCTGGAACATCACAGAAAGTTGGAACTGCTATTGCGGATATATTTGGTGAACAAGGTGAAGACGCCGGCCTAAATTATATTCGAACATTGAAGAATATATCTACTGATTTGGATGCGGTCAAGAAGAAAACCGGTGAACTTGGGAAGGCTGAAGAGGATATGATAGCTTCGCAAACAGAACTTACCAAGGAAATTTCGCTTCTTTTCGATGCGACAGGAGGGTCATTTGAAAAAATGACATCGAAAGTGAGGTCTTTCGTTAATGATGTATTGTCAACTCTTATACGTGATGTTAGAACATTATTTGAAAGTGTTGAGGATATAGCAGATCGGGAAACGAATGCAGCTAAAGAACTTGGTAGGAGTGTGGCATCTGAGAATATAGCTAGTGAATATCAGAAAATAGAAGATATTAAATCACGATATGTTAAGCAAGGTATATCAGAAGAAGAGGCACTTAAAAAAGCAAGGGAAGAACGGCTACAAGTATTACAGTTATCTTTGCTGCAAGAAGAGGCATATTTGCAAGAAACATATTCAATTAACGAAAAGTACAATAAAGAACTTCAAGAAGCATCTTTCTGGAGACAGGGTGTCGGGCTGGATCGTTCAAACAATGATATTAACAACGATATAGCATCATCTTGGAACGATTACACAAACCAGATGGCATCCGTAGAAGCATTGAAGGAAACGATCAATCAAATATCCTCTTATAATCCACAAAAAACAGCTAAAACGTCTGCAAGTGGATTGCCTGATGCGGAAACTCTTGAAGCAAAGAAGAAAGAAATTGAAGAGATTCGCAAGGCAGAAGATGAGTTGCTTAAATTGGTCAAAGATGACAGAGAAAAGCAAACTCAAGAAATAGAATTGCAATATGATAGACAGATTGAAGATCTGCGTTCACGATTGAATACAGAAACGGATTTGACTTCAAAATCTCGTGTTGCAATCAATCAACAGATATCTGCTCTCGAACAACAGAAGAGCATGGAATTGCAGAGACTATCTGATGAAGAACTTGAAAAAGAACTGGAGAATAGGCAAAAACTAATATCTCTACAGCTTGAGTCTGTTAAAGAAGGAAGCGAGCAAGAGTATCAGTTAAGGATGCAGCAGCTCGTAGCGGCTCGTGATTCAGAACTAAATCAGAAAGAGCTGACAGAGCAGATGAAACTGGCCATCGTAGAAAAGTATAATAAACGGATTGATGACCTTTCTGCCCAGCATGATGCAGAGATTTTGCAGAAGCAGAAAGAGGCTATTCAACTGCGCTATGAAACAGAAATAGCACAAGCATACGGGAATGAACATGAACTACTTCGTATCAAGCTTGAACAGAAACAATCTGAATTGGACTCTATACAACAGTTGGAAGGAGAGAGCACGGAAGCGTTCAATCTTCGGAAGATTGAGATGCAGAATGAATACTTAGCTGCAAAACAGGAATTAGCGAACAAAGAGATAGAAATAGAGCAGGCTAAATTCAACGCCGCGGAGTCTATTGCTGGTGGATTCTCAAATTTGTTTAATTCGATGGGGGAGGATAACAAGACTTTTGCTATGCTTAGTAAAACGTTAGCTCTTGCTGAAATTGCTATTAATACAGGAACTGCAATAGCCAAGATGGTTAGTGCAGAAGCAGGAAAAGGTATATTTGGCCTTGCAACAATGGCATCTGGTATTGCAACGATACTTTCTAATATCGCATCTGCTATAAGTATCGTAAAAAGTGCTAAATTTGCAAATGGAGGTAACGTCGTAGGCCCTGGATCAGGAACGTCGGATAGTGTGCCTGCCATGCTCAGTAATGGGGAGAGTGTACTGACTGCTGCTGCCACTTCAATGTTTGCACCGTTGCTATCTTCGTTTAATCAAATTGGTGGAGGAGTACCAATTAATGTTACGGAGTCTAGCAATCAAGCGTTGGGAGAAGATATGTTGGCGAGGGCTGTAGCAAAGGGGGTTATGATGGCACCAGCTCCAGTGGTCTCAGTTGAAGAGTTTACTTCAGTTGCAAATAGAGTTAAGTATGTAGAAAGTTTGGGTGACGTATGAATGGATATGAATTGTTGATGCTAAATAGGAATGTCCTACAAATAATGAAGGATGCATCTCTTGATATAGGTGATATAAAATATCTGGCTATGTATCAAGAGTATGTCAGGTTGTCTAAAGAAGGTCATAAAAAAACATATATTGTTCAATATCTGTCTGATGAATATGGAACGTCAGACAGGAATGTGTATCGTATAATCGACAAGTTTTCGAACGATATCAATTTTAAGGGGGCTGATCAATAGCTCCCTTTTTTATATGATCGTATGAGCATTAGTTACTCGGTGCAAGTCCATGTTGAGTTCTAATTGCAGACTTGCTTATACCCTATTTCATTAGAAAAAACACTGACAAGGCGTGTCAGTGCTATTCTTTTATAAAATTCTTATAGCCATATCTCGTTCATTACCTTTGTTTCAAACATTTATGAGATATGGCTAAATTATTTATCAACAAAGACATTGTGGCCGATGACGATAAGATGAAACATTGGTATCTGACTGGTGCAGATGGTATGTCATTCAGTGATGTGCAACAGTTCATCAGTTGGGTAGACCCAGATGATAATCATATCGACATTGAGTTTCATTCGTGTGGAGGAGATGTAGATGAAGGATATGCCATTTATGACGCCATTCGTGCTACTGGGAAAGAAATATCTGCGACCGTAGTCGGAAGGTGTGGTTCTATGGCGACAATAATCCTTCTTGCTGCTCCACTTGAACGAAGAAAAATGTATCAGCATGCAAAGATTTGTATTCATGACCCGTATTGTCCGGGTATAGATGGTGCTCTTGACATTGATACATTGGACGAGATTAAATCTGGTCTCGAAACAGAAAGGAACAGGATGCTTTCCTTGTATGTGGAACGGTGTGGAGTAGATCGGGATGCTCTTGATGCTCAGATGAAGAAGGCGAATTGGTTTGGTGGAGCGACAGCTAAGCAGCTTGGTTTTGTGAGTGAGGTAATCATGCCGAAGTCGGCAAAAGTAGTAATCAATAATAAAAGAAGTATGGCAAAAAAAGAAGATGAAGTGACGGTCAGCAAGTCGTTGCTTGGCCGTTTGCTGGCCAAATTGGGCTATGCAAAAATTGAAGATGTGCCTGCTGTTGCACTTGAGTTGACAACGGCTGGAGGTGATGTGTTGACTGTTGAACGTGAAGAAGGTGAGCCACAGGTTGGTGATGCAGCTTCACCTGACGGAGAACATGTGATGCCGGATGGTAAGACGATTGTTGTAACAGACGGTGTCATTACGGAAATCAGAGAAGATGAAGAAGAATCTACTGATGAGGAGGTACAGGCTCTTAAGGACCGTATCGAGGAACTTGAGACTGAGGTAGCAAGTCTTAAATCGAACGCTCGCACAGTTGAAGACAACAAGATACTGAATGCTATCAAGATGGCAGGAGGTGTGGATTGGTTGGCAAAGAACTGCTCCACTTATAAGGTTGCTGGTCGTGCGCAGACTGTAAGAACCTTTGGTAAACAAGATGGCGATGGTGGTGAAGAAGACGAAATCAAGCGTAAGCTGCGTGAGGAGAAAGAGAAACGTGGTATGAAGTGATTTTAGAAAGGAGGAATAGAATATGCCTAAGTTGGATTTTGAAAAATTGACGCCGAGCAATCAGGCCGTACAGGACCTGAGAGAGTTGATGGAATTGACCGTTTTCCAAAATGAGGATCTTGCACGTTTTATGACGTTTGTCCCGAACGTGACTAATGGGAAAAAGGTTGGATTCGTCGGAGAAATGGAAGACGTTGGCCAGTCTGGTGGAGGATGTAATCCTACTTACAAAAGTGCCAAGATAGCTGCTGCTGAAAAAGAATGGGAACTTGGTTCATGGGAAATCCCTTTGTCTCTGTGTTATACTGATCTGGAGAATACCATTGCGCAGTATTGCCTGAAGAAAGGTACAGATATTGCAGACCTTACCTCTTCACAATATATGAGTGGTATTGTTGAGCCCAAGCTTTCCAATGCTATGATGAAGATGATTTGGCGCTTTGTATGGTTCGGTGACAAGGATGCAAAGAATATCTCCAGCAGTGGACAGATTACGGACGGTTTGGACACCAAGTTGTTCGATACTTGCGATGGTTTTTTCAAACGTCTGTTTGCTATCTGTACAGAGAATGAGGGACAGCATACAACGATTGCTGCGAACTCCGAGGCATCATACGCCTTGCAGAAGTCAAAGTTGAAAGAGAGCGGTGTTGCTACTTCCATCTTTGATGAAATGCTGGAGAATGCAGATAGCAGAATTTTCCAGCATGATGGTCATGCAATCTTTGCTACGAAATCTTTGTGTGACGCTCTGTCACGTGACATCAGGGACAAGTATAAGGTAATCATGCCTTGGCAGACTGTCTTTGACGGACTGGAGGTCGGAGAATATGATGGTGTGCCGGTTGTCAAGTGCTCTATTTGGGACCGCTTCATCCAAGCCTATCAAAACGACACTTCTAAACTTAATCTCCCTCATAGAGCTGTGTTGTGCTCTCCTGATAACCTTTTGTATGGTTGTGAGGGTACGGAAGCTATCTCAGACTTGAGAATCTGGTTTGAGAAGAAGGATAAGAATAATTACATCTATTCGGAAGGTAAGCTCGGCTCTGTGATTGCAGAAGACAATCTTGTACAGGTGGCTTACTAAAAAAGGAGGTAAACATGGGAGTATGTGACGAAATGTTGAAAAAGGACATCGCACCGTCGTGCGATGATCCTGTAGTTCCTGGCTATGAGCAAGAAGGCGTCATTATGAACCGGGATGAGGTTGATTTTGCTTTGACTACTTTCAATGCAACTCAGAAGAATGTCATCGAAACCTTAGCGATGAAATCCGGGAAAAAAGGATACAAGGTTGTTGTACCTGGCAAAACGCCTTATACTGGTTCCAAAACTTCGTTGGCTACCGGTACCTATCGCAATACGTTCACGAATGCGTTGCAGATTGTGGTTTTAGACCATGGACCTGAAGTTTGTTCGGACATTATCGATGGTCTGGCTAATGGTAGTTACGTGGTTATTTTGGAGAACAAGTACAAAGCCCTGCAGAAGGAATCGAATCCGGGGAATGCAGCATTCCAAGTGTACGGTTATTATCAAGGGCTGACTGCAACAACGCTTGAAAACGATAAGTATAGCGAAGATACTGAAGGTGGTTGGCTGGTTAATTTGGAAGAGACAAAGTGCCCGAAGTCAGCTTTGTTCTATTTCAAGACCGACTATGATACTACCAAACAGGCTTTGGAGACCTTGGTAACGACGCCTGATGAATGATGGATGTACAAGAAGTGGTAAAAAGAATGCAAGAGTTGGGAAGCAAGGCTTCCCTCTCTTCTTCGGAAAGGTCTGAAATAGAACACTGCTATTATGAAGCACTTGGAAAGACTTTCCATAAGACATCCTGTGGCGACTGCTATCGTGATGCAGCTATCGAGATTTATTTATATCTAAAACGTAACGGAAAAATGAAAGAAAAATCAAATTATGCGCTTAAAAACGGAATCCTTCTCCAGCCGGAGTTTGGAAATTCATCGTTCTATACGAATGCCAATCTCACTGACGAGGTCGCTGAGAAGTATTTGGCTAAACATCCCGAGAACATCAATATGTTCTCTGTGTATCCAAACGACTGGGAAGAAAGGGTGAAGGAACGAGTGGCACCGTCATCTGATATTAATGATAAGCTGGTTGCAGAGCTGATGGAAGCCTTGAAAGTAGAAGATGCTACTGACAAAACCGTCAAAGAAGCCTTCAAGACATATCAGCTTGGTGGAAAGAAGGTGACGGCTAAAGTCCTTGATGCACACATTAAGGAAGCTAAGGCTAGAATTGAAGTAGAGTCTGCTAAAGAACCGACAGTGGATACCGACAAGATCGATAACTCCGAGGAAGCAGAAGAGTAACTAATTAACATCACGGGACCATGAAAGTAAGTGACCTGAAGAAAAAAAGCACTAACAGGCTTGAAACTGGATATATCAGTACATTGGGGATACAGAGCTACGGTGAGGACAATCTTTACCCGCAGATATTGAATAATATCATTTCTGCGAGTTCTACGGGGAGCGAATGTGTCGAGCGGTATGCTGATTTTATTGAAGGTAACGGGTTCCGTGATGTTTCATTTTCCGAATATACCGTAAATCGGAGAGGTGATACAGCAGATGATATTCATACTTTAGTATGTAAGGACGTTGCAAAGTATGACGGATTTGCCTTGCATGTCAATTATAACATATTCGGTGAGATTGTTGAGATACAGCATATACCTTTTGAAAATTGTCGGCTTAAAGAAGAAGATGAGAATGGATATGTTGGTAAAATAGCAATCCATCCCGACTGGACTGGTAGAAAAATTCGAGATGGTAAGACCATCAAAATAGACAAAAAGCATACTGACTATATAGACGTGTTCAATCCTCGGAAAAATGTCGTATATGAACAGATCCGTTCGGCGGGAGGCATTGAAAACTACAAAGGGCAGGTGTTGTGGGTTAGCGGAGCAGGAAATTTAGTCTATCCTATATCTCGTGCGGACCGTGTAGCTACGGAAATGAGTACAGACGAGGGTCTGGCCAACGTCAAATACCGGAATGTACGATGTAATTTCATGCCAAGTGGTATGATTGTCACTAAAAAGGGTAGCTCTGTGAATTTCGATGAAGAAGGGAAACCTATTCCGGATTATGAAAATGAAGATACTGGATTTTCTGATACCATAAAGCAGTTGCAGGGAGATACGAATGCTGGAAAATTACTTGAGGTAACTCTTAATTCGGATGAAGATAAGCCGGAATTTGTTGACTTGAGCTCAAAAAACTATGATAAAGAATTTACGGTGACAGACGCTAGTGTCGTAGAACGTATTTATTCTGCATTTGGGCAGGAACCGTGGTATTGCATACGTGTTGGAAAACTTGGATTTTCAGGTGATATTTTGGAAGATGCGTTTGAGTATTATAATTCTATTGTTAGCAGACAGCAGCGGATGATTGAACGCTCATTTATGAAGATATTTGAGCATTGGTATGAGATTGCAAATTCTTCTAATGACTATAGTGTACAACCTTTGAAATATGTGAGAAATGCGGCAGTATCTAATAACATTTGATGAAGTTTCTTTACTTGCTCGTGGTATGTCAATGCACATTGAACAAGAAAAAATAGAGATCTATATACGTGAAAGTGAGGATATAGACATCAAACCGGCTCTTGGTGATGCTCTTTTTATCGATATACAAGAAAATCCGAATAAATATGATCTTCTTATAAACGGTGGAGTGTACGAAGATAAAGGTGGTAAGCATGTGATGACAGGTTTAAAAACAGCACTTGCTTATTATTCTTATGCCCGCTTGGTAAAGAATGGGGACGGGAATGTGACACGATACGGATTTGTGAATAAGGAGGACGAATATTCTTCCAGAACGGATTCGAAAGAGAGAGTGATGGCGTACAACGATGCTTTTTCCATTGCAGACAGCTATATGAAAGAGTGCGTGCTATATCTTAAATCTCATAAGAACGAATACCCTTTATACAAAGGTGAGGGAGGTTTGAAAGCTAACAGAACTGTATTTCGAATAATTGGAGACTGATGGCAGATAGCATTGACATATTAAAGAAATTAGCTTTGCAAGTGCGTAATGCTTCGTCTGCTGGCGAAAATACGGCAGAGAGGGTAGGCCGTACGCTTGTAGGAATATTGGAGTTAATAGGAAAGGCTAATATTGATGAACTCTCAAAATACTTTATACGTAAAGACAAAGAAGACGAGACTGAGTATATTGTCAAGTTCCTGTCAGGTATTGAATTTGGCCAATTCGTATCTGGCCTTCTCGGTACCGGTGGAGCTGTACAGATAGACGATGATGGCTGCTCACACGCCGAGTTCGATTATTTGACTATCCGTAAGGTAGCTCTATTCATCGAACTAATCATACAGGAGGCCAAGCACGTGGGAGGTATGCTCATTGTGTCACCTTCCGGAATGACAATCTCCAAAGTCGAAGAAACTAACACTGCATACCGATGCTACTTCGAGCGGACAGACGGAGACCGGACATTACAGAACCAGTTCACCGTCGGCACGCAGGCCCGCCGACAAACGTTCAACCTCACTAACCAGGCATACTATTGGCGGCTGGTGACCGAAGTCGGAGATGATTACGTGGATCTGAGCAAAACCGACTGCGACACAGGTTCGACCATCCCGCTGGCCGGCGACGAACTGGTAGGCCTCGGCCATCGGACAGACAAGACACGCCAGTCGGCCATCATCATTTCGGCGTTCGGTACTGATTCTCCTTCGATAAAGTATTACCAAGGCATCGATTCCTACAACCTTGTGGACAAAGCCGTGAAGATGGATTATTACGACCCTGTTAGCGGGCGTTTCAAGTCTGTGACTTACGGTGATACTTATGTGGGGGCTAAGGATGGGAGCACGTATATAAAGTTTGATCAAGACACAGGAGCTGAAGTAAAGGGACGAGTTAATATACAATCTGGTTCAACCGGATGGGAAAACATGGACGGCCTGCCTGAAGAAATCCAGCAGGCAG